GTATATAAACATAGAAGTAAAAGAATCAGAAAGAAAAGACTACTATAAGTTTCTAATAAATGGAGTAAACTTAGGAGAGTGGGAGAGAAGTGATTTAAGACACTTAATAGAAGTGATAGATAACAAAATATAATGGAAATAAAAACAATAGTTAAAACAATAAAAGATATCACAGAAGTAGATATACTTGAAAAAAGTCGTAAAAGAGAAGTTATAGAATTAAGAAGCGTAGCGACTTATTATATGCGTGAAGTTGCTGGTTTGAAATTAAGGCAGATAGTAGAAAATTATAAGAAAAATGGTTTAAAAATACATCACGCTACTTTACTTCATAGTTTAAATAATTATGAAACTTATATGAGATACAATGATGATGTCAAAAAAGCTCATTTATGCCTTATAGATGATGACCTTGTGGAAGCCAGAAACTATATCATAAGGAATATGTATAATATGACAGCCGAACATATAACTAAAATAGAGCAAGTGCTTAGGAATTAAAATAATTAAATAAAATTTATATACTAATATGGAACTAATTAAAATTACAGAAGTTAAGCCAAACGAAAACAATCCACGTTTTATTAAAGATTACAAATTTAAGAAACTTGTTAATTCAATAAAAGAATTTCCAGAGATGCTTAAACTAAGACCAATCATAGTGAATACTGATATGGTTGTGCTTGGTGGTAATATGAGGTTAAGAGCCTGTAAAGAAGCTGGTCTTAAGGAAGTTTGGGTTTCAAAAGCAGATGAGTTAACAGAGCAACAGCAAAGAGAGTTTATTATAAAAGACAATGTTGGTTTTGGAGAATGGGATTGGGATTTATTAGCTAATGAATGGAATAATATTGAACTCAAAGATTGGGGTCTTGATGTTTGGCAACCAGAAGAAGAAGTTGATTACTCTGTGTTAGATGAAATTGATTTAGAAGAAACTTTAGAAGATAAACAGAGTGGTGTAAAAAAAGCTATAATGATAGAGTTTGACTCGAAAGATTACGAACAGGCAAATGAACTAATAACTAAAGCAAGGAAAGACGGTAAGAACGTAGGTAAGATTGTTTTAAACGCTTTTAAGGATGGAATATAATGTTTATGTAATATCTGCTGGTAGGTATGACAAACTGCCTTTTAATAAATCTCAAAAAGAGAAATACATATTTTGTGTTAAGAAAGGAGAAAAAAACCTTTATACTGAAAACGGATGCATAAACACTTTTGAGACTGGTAATTTAATGCAAAGTAGAAACTTCGCTTTAGAACACGCATTTAATGAAAGCAAGATATGCGTACAATTAAGTGATGATATAAAAAAAGTTGTTGTAAATAAAAATTTTGGTCAACCTAAAAAAATAGAATTAGATTTTGCAATTACAGATATCGTTTCAAAATTTAATAAAGTTAAAGGAGTTAAACTTTTAGGTATTCCACCAACGGATAATTTTTTCTTTGCTAATAAAATTGTAAGCCTTAATACTTTCTGTATCGGAGATATGTTATTCATAAAACCAAATGATTTGAGGTTTGATGAGCAATTAACTTTAAAGGAAGATTATGATTACACACTACAACATAAAGAAAGGTGGGGTACAATAAGGTATCAAAAATATTTATTTACATTTGAACATTATTCTAACAAGGGAGGTGCAGTTGATGTAAGAGATGATAATGAAGAACAAAAAAATATATCTATTTTAAAATCAAAATGGGGCAATAAAATTAAACTTAATAGCAAACGCAAAAATGAAATCTTAATATGAGAACAATAAAACTAAATAAAAAAGAACACGATGTAAAAATAGGTAAAGACTGCCCTTACTTTGAACCTAACATTAAAGAAGATTGTTTTTTAGAAGTTGACGGAGAAATAATTGGTTTCTATATAAAAGACGTTTCTAAATACAGTAAAAAATTAACTCAGCTGATAGCAGTATCTAACAAAGAATTTAGAAGTGATAATGTTCCTAAATCATTATTAGAACGAAGCGATGTTTTTGCAAAAGTATATAACGAAGGGTTAACAAGAAAAGAAGCTAAAAAACAAGGGACAATACAGATGAGTAGTATTTTAGGTAGTGTTGCTCCAAAAGCTCATATGCGTAGACCATATCCAACAATATCATCAGTACATAGGGATAAGAAAGCAAACACATTTATAAAAGCGATGTGGGCATCAAGTGTTGAATCAGAGAAAATAATTAAACAACTTACTCCAGAAATTTATAAAAGACAATTAGAATTATTCCAAGACATAGACAACCAATGGAAGTTTGGTAATATCTTTACAAGCAGTATATCAAATTTTAATATTGCTGCTGCTTACCATAAGGATACTGGTAATATAGTTGGTGCAGTAAATGTGATATTAACTAAAAGAAATAATTCAAAAGGAGGTTGCTTAAATGTACCAGATTATAATGTAACATTCGAACAAGCTGATAACAGTATGTTAGTTTATCCAGCTTGGAAAAATATTCACGGAGTTACACCTATAGAAAAAACATCAGAAGACGGGTATAGAAATAGTTTAATATTCTACCCACTAAAAGCATTCAAAGGAATTTAAAATGAACAAAACTGAACAACATAAAAAAGCAATTATAGAAGCGTTAGAAAAATCTTTAGGAGTTGTAACGACTGCTTGTAAAAAGGTAGGAGTAGGAAGAACTACATTTTATGGGTGGCTAAAAGAGGATTTAGAATTCGCTAAACAAGTTGAAGATATACAGAATATAGCTTTAGACTTTGTTGAAAGTAAATTATTTGAAAACATAAGAAGTGGTAAGACTGCTGAAATGATTTTCTATTTAAAAAGCAAAGGAAAGAAAAGGGGTTATGTTGAAAGGCAAGAAATAACAGGAGCTGATGGAATGCCTAATAATTTTCAAATAGAGATAATTGACAAAATCAAAGATACAGACTAATGTCGTATATAGGCATTTATTAAAGAGTAACACTAAGATTATAGTTGAGCAAGGAGGGACAAGGTCTGGAAAGACTTTTAATATCTTGCTTTACCTTATTTTTGAGTATTGCCTTAAACAAAGAAATAAAACTATAACAATAGCACGAAAAACATTTCCAAGTGTTAGGGCTACTGTGATGAGAGACTTCATTGATATACTCAAGCAGCATAAGTTATATAGAGAAGAACTACACAATAAGTCTTCAAGTGAATATAAGTTAAACAACAACCTTGTTGAGTTTATAAGTGTAGACCAGCCACAAAAGATAAGGGGTCGTAAAAGAGATATTCTTTTTATCAATGAAGCGAATGAGCTTGATTTTGAGGATTGGCAACAGCTTGTCTTTAGAACAACTGAAAAGATAATACTTGATTACAACCCATCTGACGAGTATCATTGGATATATGATAAGGTAATTAATAGGGATGATGTTGAGTTTTATAAAACCACTTATTTAGATAACCCATTTTTAGATGTATCTATTATAAAAGAAATAGAACGTTTAAAATACACAGATGAACAATATTGGCAAATATATGGATTAGGAGAAAAGGGTGTAAGTAAGGCTACTATATTCAACTATGCAGAAGTACCACATATACCACACGATGCAGAGCTTGTTAGTTATGGTGCAGATGCTGGATACACTAATGACCCAAGTACCTTAGTAAGTGTTTATAAGAAAGATTATAACTTATATATCAAAGAACACTTGTATAGGACAATGATGACTACAAAAGATTTAAGTGACCATTTCAAACAGGAGGTGCAGAGAAGAAGTCCAATTTATTTTGATGCAGCAGAACCCAGATTAATTGATGAGCTTAGAAGAATGGGTCATAATATACAACCAAGTTTAAAAGGTAGGGATAGTATTAATGCTGGTATAGACCTACTTAAGCGTTATAAGATACATATAACAAGCGACAGCAACAATGCAATACAAGAGTTTAGAAACTACAAATGGCTTGAGGATAGAAGCGGTAAACTTACAAATAAACCAGTAGATAAAAATAACCATATTATTGATGCTGTTCGATATGCTACTTACTCTATAATGAGTAGACCAAACTTCGGCAAGTACACAGTATCTTAATCTCTAAAATAAATTAAAAACGTTTATATATTAATAAGTAAAAGAATATGAAAGTAAATCTTAAAATACCTACAAGCCTAAACGAGATAACACTTGGTCAATATCAAGAGTTCTCAAAGTTAGATAATGATACAGAAATAAAGCCTGTAGATGTTCAGTTAAAGATGATTGAGATATTCTGTAATGT